TAAAAAAACAGAATCAAATCAAAATGAAATACCCTTGCCTCATCACAAAAAAAATCAGCGAGCTTTCGCCAGCAAAATACAATCCAAGAAAAATTTCTTCGAATGCGTTGGGGCGACTCACAAAATCTCTAAGTGAATTGGGCAATCTTCAACCAATAACTTGGAACGCCAAGACAGGGAACATAGTCGGAGGCCACCAGCGGTTGAAATGCTACCAAGCCCTGCAAAAAGATGAGGTTGAGGTTTGGGCCGTTTGGCTAGATGAGGCACAAGAAAAAGCCGCCAACATTGCGCTAAATAAACTAAGCGGAGAGTTCGACTTGCCAGCCCTAAAAGACCTAATTGAAGAACTCGATACCGGGGAAATTGACTTGGATATTACAGGCTTTGGGGTTGATGAGTTGGGTGAACTCATGGAGCAAACAAAACCAGACGAAAAAGAACTTGGAGATAGCGGGGAAAAATGCGAGGCTTGTGGCCGTCCGCTATAATGAATGATAAAACAAACAGAGCTTGTGGAAAAATGGGGATTGTCCAAGGGGATGATCTCAGGGCTTGTGAAAAAGGGAATGCCCCTAACCTCGGAAGCCGATGCGATGAAATGGAGGCTGGAAAACCAGCAAGCGGCCTTTCGCAAGGGATCGGACTTAAAACCAGAATCAGAAGAATCAGAATCTCAAAATATCTCTGATGAGGACTTGTCCGCTCTTAATACGCTGGGAAGGCTCCTTCGGGCGCAACGGATGGAGGTTGCGGCATTTAGGCTTATGGTGCGAGCGGCGAAGGAATCAAACCCGATTGCTACCAGAGCCGCCATTCATGCTTATGAGCGAGCGCAGAAAGTCGTTCGCCAAGCCGAGATAGACCACAATGAAGAACAGGCTCACCTTCGACAAACACTTTCGGCTGACGAAGTTCAAGAAACTTACACGAAATACCTTGGGGGGATTCGTGCGCTACTGGATGCAATGCCATCATCAATCTGTTCGAGGGCAAACCCAAGCGACCCGGAGTGCGCCAAGCAAGCCATTGAAGATGGGGTGAACCAAATCTTCTTGGCAATTCAAAAGGCAGAAGGAGCTTTCAAATGAACGAATGTTTTATGGTTATCCTTGGGGGCTTTACGATTGCTTGCATCATTCTTTCAATGACGGAATGAAACGCTCACCTCTTAAAAGAAAAACCCCATTGAAAAGGGGTGGAAGGCTCAGGGCAGTCTCAAAAAAAAGAGCAAGGGAGAATCGTGCCTATACTTGGCTTCGGGAATGGTATTTGGAACAGAACCCCACTTGCGAAATCTGCGGGAAGAAAGCAACCCAGATTCATCACAAGCGAGGGCGATTCGGGGCAAGGCTAAATGAAAGGGAATATTTTATGGCAATTTGCATGGCTTGTCATAATTGGATTCACCAGAACCCAATGGAAGCCTATGCGAAGGGCTATATGCTCCTACGATAAATAAACCCTTGACTTGGCCTTGCGGCCAAATTAAAAACGACCAATGAAATCCTACGACGAGCTAATACAAGCCAAGATCAAAAATACCCCAGAGGCCGGGTTTTCGCCCAAGCCAATAAAGGCTCCTCTTTTTGATTGGCAAAAGCACATTGTAAATTGGGCAATTCGGCAAGGCAGGTGCGCTCTATTTGAAGATTGCGGTCTTGGCAAAACACCCCAACAGCTAGAATGGGCAAGGCAAGTCTCCGAGCATACTGGCGGAAATGTATTGATCCTGACCCCGCTTGCGGTTGCCGAGCAGACAATTCGAGAGGGCAAGAAGTTCGGAATAAGGGCGAATCATATTCATAGCCCAGCAGAAATTAAGCCGGGAATCAGCGTAACAAATTATGAAAAACTAGATCTTTTCGATGGGGTGGAGTTTTCCGGGGTTGTGCTAGATGAATCCAGCATCCTTAAAAATTTCAGCGGGAAAACCAGAATTGCGCTGACCAATAGATTCGCCTCAACACCATATCGCCTTTGTTGCACCGCCACCCCAAGCCCAAATGATTTTACCGAAATAGGCCAACACGCCGACTTCTTGGGGATATGCTCACCAGCCCAAATGCTCGCAACTTATTTTATTAACGACACCTTTGATACTGGGACTTGGAGGCTAAAAGGCCACGCAGAATCGGCTTTTTGGGCATGGCTTGGCTCTTGGGCGGCTTGCATATCAAAACCAAGCGATATTGGATTTTCAGACGATGGCTATATTTTGCCAAAATTAAACCTAAAAACCACACTTGTTGAGGTGGATGAAAGGGGAAGCGGGGATGAGCTTTTTAAGAACGCAACACTATCCGCCACCACGATGCATCGAGAATTGCGAGAAACAGCAAAACAAAGAGCCGAGGCCGTGGCGGAATTGGTCAATAAATCAAAAGAGACTTGGATCGTATGGTGCAATACGAATGTCGAAGCAGACGAACTAAAGGCCATTATTCCAGACGCAATCGAAATAAGGGGAAGCGATGCGCCAGAAAAGAAGGAAAAAAGGCTTGAGGACTTTTCATCGGGCAGGGCGAGGGCAATTATCAGCAAGCCCTCAATCTGCGGATATGGCCTAAATTGGCAACATTGCCGAAATGTGGCCTTTGTTGGATTGAGCTATTCTTTCGAGGATTTTTACCAAGCCCTTCGGCGGTCTTATAGATTTGGTCAAACGAAACCAGTAAATGCCTATATCGTGCAGGCTCGAACCGAGGGGGCAATCTTGCAGGCTATAAACAAAAAAATAGGACAACATCAAAAAATGCAGGAACAAATGAAGATAGCCGCCCTATCTTTAAGAAAAGGAGAAAAACCAAAAACAATGAAAACCGACATTCACAAGAAAACAGGCAATGGCTGGGAGCTTTATCACGGAGATTGCGTAAGGGTCGCCAAAACCCTAAATGAAGAATCCATAGATTGTTCAATTTTCTCTCCGCCTTTTGCCGACCTTTTTACCTATTCGTCCGACCCTCAAGATATGGGAAACTGCAATAATAAGGATGAGTTTGCCCAGCAGTTTAGATATTTAATTGATGAGCTTTTAAGAATCACAAAGGCGGGGCGAATGGCTTGTGTTCATTGCAATGATTTGCTTTCGACAAAATGGAAGCATGGAAAGATTGAGTATCAGGATTTTTCCGGGGATATTGTCAGGGCTTTCCGTGGGGCCGGATGGCACTTCCACTCTAGGATCACAATATGGAAAGACCCCGTAGTTGAGATGCAAAGAACAAAGGCACACGGCCTTTTATATAAAACCCTTCGGACAGACTCATCCGACTCTAGGACTGGCTCGCCCGAATATATGCTAATTTTCAGAAAGCCCGGAGAAAACAAAGAACCAATCACACATACGCCAGAGGATTTTCCGTTGGATCAATGGCAAGAATGGGCATCTCCAGTCTGGAAAACCATAGACCAAGGAAAGGTATTAAATGGGGAAATGGCAAGAGATGAGCAAGATGAAAGGCATATTTGCCCGCTTCAACTAGATGTTATTGAGCGATGCCTTGTTATGTGGAGCAACCCCGGAGATACGATATTCTCACCCTTTGCCGGAATCGGGAGCGAGGGTTATCAATCCCTTAAAATGGGAAGGGGCTTTATTGGCGCAGAATTAAAAGAAAGCTACTTTAACCAAGCCTGCTCATTTTTACAAAACGCCACAGCACAAATGGAACTTGAGCTGGCATGAATGAAAACAGAGGAACGAATCAAATCCTTGTTTGTCCCAAGGAAAAAACTTTCCATTCCCGAATGGTGTGAGCAACACCTAACCCTGTCGGCTAGGGTTACAAACATACCCGGCCCATACTCAACAACGCTAACCCCCTATGTAAAGGAGCCGCTAGAGGCTTTCGGGAACGATTCTATTCGGCGAGTCACTTTAGTTTGGGGGGCGCAGACATCCAAGACAACCACAATTCTAGCTGGCCTAGCCTATCGCTTGGCAGAGCGTCCTTGCCCTGCTTTGTGGGTCATGCCTAGCGAACAACTGGCAAGGAGCTTTAGCGAAACCCGATGGCTCCCGATGGTGGACGATTGCCCTGCCTTGGCAAAAGAACGCCCGGTTGATACCGATAAAATCAAAATCCTAGAACAACATTTCCAAAAAATGTCCCTATGGTTTGTCGGGTCAAATAGCCCAGCCAATCTTTCCAGTCGGTCAGTTTCGCTTTTGATGCTCGATGAGGTGGATAAATTTTCTGACGGCTCCTCATCAAAAGAAGCCGGAGCGTTGCAATTAGCCGAGGCCAGAGTTGCGACCTATCCCAATCACCTAATTATTTCAACCAGCACCCCCACAACTGCCGATTCAATTATTTGGGCGGAATGGCTCAAGGGGGATATGCGGTTTTATTTCGTTCCCTGCCCTCATTGCGGACACAAACAAAAGCTGATTTGGGAACAAGTAAAATGGGATCAATCGGCCAAGTTGAGCGATACAGAATGGGACTTCGGCCTTGTGAAATCCTCGGCTTATTACGAATGTGCTGAATGCAAGGGGCAGATTCGAGACGGCCAAAAGACCAAGATGCTTCGAGATGGGGAATGGGTTGTAACCAATCCCAAGGGAGAACCCAATCG